GCAATCTTGGCAAATGCACCAAGAGTACCCACGCTTCCCTGAGGAAGCGTTCATCAAATCAGGTAACCCTGTTTTTGATATTGACATGCTAAACAATATGCAACCAGAAGATGGTCATGTTGGATATTACCATTTATATTCTGATGGCAATGGTGAGTTCCGTTTTCAAGAAAACGGTGAACTAGAAGTATGGTCATATCCCGAAAGTGGTGGAACCTATGTGATTGGAGCCGATGTCGCTGAAGGACTAAGTTATGGTGACTACAGTTCTGCCCATGTTGTGGATGCTGCAACTGGACTTGTGGTTGCTCATTGGCATGGACATATTGAGCCAGACTTGTTTGGTGAACTGTTGGCTGAAATAGGTTGGTGGTACAACACAGGGTTGTTGGGTATTGAAAGCAACAACCACGGTCTGACAACCCTAAAGGCTGCACAGAAACATGGTTATAAGAATCTTTATAAACAACGCCGCCTCAACGCTGTCCGTGCTGACCCTAGTGATGTGTTGGGTTGGCGTACCACATCCTCCAGTAAGCCATTGGCTATTGACGAACTTAGTGCCGCTATTCGTGATGAGGGTGTAATTATATTGTGTTCTAAGACTTTGGGCGAGTTGCGAACATTTGTTCGCAAGGAGAATGGTCGTATGTCTGGTAGCCCACATGACGACAGAATTATAAGTTTGGCTATTGCCAACCAGATGTTAAAGTATGTGTGGTTGCCCGAATATCGTGGTGATGTTTCTTTGCCTAAAAACAGTTTGATGTGGTGGGAACAACACCTTTTTAGTGGTCAAGGTGAGAATCGGATGTTTCTTGGTTCCCATAATGTGAGAAAACGAACACCTTTTTAACCTTAGGAACAGATTCAGTACTATTATGATGTTTAAATGCACAAATTGTGACAAAACTTTTGCCTCAGACGAACTTCCCCGCAGGGGCGAGGTTTGTTTTGCGTGTCATATTAAAACCGTTAGATTGGGATTCACTTATGGTCAAGAAGATTTTCATGGTCCTACTGTCGCTGAGCGTCAGCGTCAAACTGTGGAACAGGCTAAAATCAACGGGTACAACGCTGAACCAGTCACGAACTGGATGTAATGAATCATGCTTTCATCCGTATGGGTCCCAATCATCGTTGCGCTCATCATGGGACCAGTCGTGGTGGTCTTACAAAAACTTCGTAAAGAAAATACCGACCAACACGCACAAGGGCAAGTCCTTCTTCGGATTATCGGGTCTAAGGTTGACAAAATAGGTAGCAAACTTGACAACCATATTGGTTGGCATGAAGGTCAAAAGGACATAAAATAAATGGCTAAGAAATCAGCAGCAGACCAACTCAAAATGTACAAGCAACGCTTGGAATCATCTAAGCGTTGGCGCAAAGACGAAGGTTATGATGAAGTTTGGCGCAGACTCACAGACCTATATAAAGGTCATCAATATGAGGACTATCGTGACGAGGACAGACTGTTGGTTAATATTGCTTTTGCAACTATCAACATTATTGCCCCAAATATTTCAGTGAACTTTCCAAAAATTGCTGTTAACTCTGTTAAACCAGAAAACGCTGCTAACGCTGTTATTGCTGAAGCAGTTGTCAACTATTGGTGGAAACATCGTGATATTCGTACCGAGTTCCGCCGTGCAGTAAAAGACTCATTGATTATGGGTCATGGTTGGATTAAAAGTGGTTACCGTTTTGTTGAAGAAGAAGTAGTTGGAGAAGATACAGAAGTTTCTGACCCTGTAGAGGGTGGAGAAATGACATCCACAACCATAATTTTAGAGGATAGCCCTTTTGCTGAGCGTGTCAGCCCTATGGATGTTTTTGTTGACCCAGATGCAACCAGTATGCGTGACATCAAATGGATTGCTCAGCGTATCCGCCGACCAATTCGTGATGTAAAAAATGACAAGCGTTACTCCAAAGTTGCTAGGGACGAAGTGCAAGTTATGGCTGTCAGCCGTTATGCCGATGACCCAAGTCGCAAAAAGATTAACGACAAAAATGAAGGCTACGCCGAAATTTTTGAGTTTTATGATGTTGCTGGAAAATCAATGAGCGTATTCTGTGAAGGTGCAGAAAACTTTTTAGTTCGCCCAACAAAAATGCCATACTCGTTTGGTCAGCCATTTGTTATGTTGCGTAACTATGATGTCCCCGACCATTTTTATCCTATTGGCGATTTGGAATCAATTGAACCTTTGCAAAAAGAGTTAAACGAAACCCGCACCCAAATGATGAATCACCGTAAAAAGTATTCACGCAAATACCTATACAAGGAATCAGCGTTTGATGGTATGGGTCGCCAAGCATTGGAGTCAGATGACGACAATGTGATGGTTCCAGTAATCAGCGATGAAGCCCTGAGTGGTGTGGTAGCAAACTTCCCTGCTTTGATTAACCCACCAGATTTCTATGACCAAACCTCAACCATCATTGCTGACATTGACCGTGTATCTGGTGTGTCAGAAATTCAGCGTGGCGGTACAAGCGAAATTCGCCGTACCGCAACCGAATCCGCTTTGGTGCAGGATGCAAGCAACGCACGAACAGCAGACAAACTAGCAATGGTTGAACAAGCCATCAGCGAAGTAGGTCGCCGCATGGTTGCCCTAGCAAGACAATACATGTCAGGTGAACAGGTAGCCCGTATTACTGGCAAAGATGGTGAGCCTGTTTGGGTTCAATTTGACCGTGACTATTTGGAAGGTGATTTTGACTTTGAAGTAGTTGCTGGTTCAACACAGCCACATAACGAATCATTCCGCCGACAAATGGCACTACAAATGGTTGACGCTATGGCTCCGTTTGCTGGAGCAGGAATTATAGATATGGCAAAACTTGCCGCCTATGTGCTACAACAGGGCTTTGGTGTTAAGAATCCTGATGAGTTCTTGGCTCAACAAGCCCCACCTGCTATGGGTCCTGACATGGGTGGTGCTGGCGCACCTCCAATGCCGCCACAAGGACCCCCTCCTGTCCCTGCTGAACAAGGTGCAGGTCCTTTAACTGGTGACCCTGCCATGTTGCAAGCAATGCTTGCACAGCAAGGACAGATGCCGCCAATGGCATAAAGGAACAGCAATTTCATATGTAGAGCAACCAACTAGGACTCTAGGAGAAATAACATAATGAGTGATGAACTCGTAACAACACCGTCTGTGGAACCCGAAGGGTCACCCGTTACAGAAAGTGTTTCAGAAAGCCCGAATACACCAGTTTTATCTGTTGAGGAATATTCTAATTATAGAGTTCCAATCAAATTAGATGGTGAGGATTTGGAAGTACCTCTAAGTGAGGCACTCGCTGGTTATCAACGCCAAGCAGATTATACTCGTAAGACGCAAGAACTTGCACAGCAAAAAGAACAGTTTCAATTTGCTACTGCACTTCAATCGGCTTTAGATAATGACCCTGCCGCCACGATTGACTTATTGAGCAAACATTATGGTATCAGCCGTCAGGCTGTTAGCGAAATGATTGCCGATGGTGAAGATTTTGATTCTTTGGACCCTACGGAACAAAAGTATCGGGAACTTGACAAGCGTCTTGCATCGTTTGAGGATTATCAATCCAAACAGGAAATTGAGCGTGAAGTTCAACGACTAAAGTCCAAATATGAGGATTTCAATATCAATGAAGTTGTTACAGCCGCTTTGCGGGTGAACTCAACGGATTTGGAAGGCACATACAAGCAGATTGCGTTTGATAAAATGATGGCAAAAGCAGAACTAGAACGGCAAGCCCGTGAAGTCCAACAACAAAAAGAAAACTCTTTGTTGGAATCCAAAAGGCAAGCCAGTGTGGTATCGGGTGGTTCATCCGCTACGGCATCTACAACTAGTGAAAGTTTTGAGCCTATTACATCAGTCGCTGAGGCTTGGGCTGCCGCCAAGCGTTCTATGGGCGCAAAATAAAAACTACTACATTCTTTTAGGAGAACATAATGTCTAATGCAAACTTTGATGCGTTGCTCAGTACAACGCTCGCAAACTATCGTGACCAACTCACGGACAACATCTTTACGGCACGCCCGTTGACCTACTTCCTTCAGGATAAGGGTCGCATCCGCATGCTTAACGGTGGAACCAAGATTGTTGAGCCACTCATCTATGCAGAAAGTTCAACCGTTAAGTCGTACAGTGGTTATGACTCAATCTCGTTGACCGCACAAACTGGTATCACGGCTGCTGAATACGAATGGAAGCAGTACGCTGCATCAATCGCAATTAGCGGTATTGAAGAAGCCAAAAACAACGGTGAACAAGAAATCATTAACTTGTTGGAAGCCAAAATCATGCAGGCTGAGGAATCAATGCGTGAAGGTTTCAACCGTATGTTCTACGGTG